TGTCTGAATTTAAATTTTCAGGACCAGGAAATCTACCCACTTTGGGGCAGGGATTTCAAGTCTCAAAAAGTAAACTAGTCAATGAACGAGCGGAACACGTGGCAGCCTCTTTCCCGATTTTAATAGAATCGAAGAAGGAACTGCCATCGTCCATGGTACGAGACGCTGCGCCGAAAGCGCGGAAACGTCCCGTAGATCTCCCGAAGATTGTTAAAATCATCGAGCGATCTGCGTTGCAGAGTCTCTCTGCTGTCGTGGATGTATTTGAATTGTTGCTTGAAGCCTTCGGCTATAAGCGACCAATACATCACCGACACGCAAGTGTTCTCCATTGGGAGAAACTTGTGAAGTTGAGTGGAGGAAGTTGGATGAAAGTGATGAAGTATAAGCTGGCGGCGTTCTTCGCGGTTCATACGGGACAACAATTGCCCGTATCGCCATGGAAGTATGAACGTAATCTAGATAATCCGGCGTGTTTGATGGGTGGTGCTGCATATAAGTTTACGAGGTTGCTTAAAAAGCGCTCGGAGATGGTGACTCTTCCAGATGGGAATTATGTTTCTCTATGGGAGTTATTCCTCTTCGGAGCTGTTAAGCTTTCTAAACGAGCTATGCCGCGCCCATTGAAGGCTGATCTAAAGGTAGGTGAACAGGAGACGTTTGCTTCGTTAACGAAATATAGGGATGTGCCCGACGAGGTGCACCTTTATCCCACTGATCGTGTCGGTTTGAAGGTAGGGCCATTTTCGAATGGTTCGTACCTTAAACTGAAGGCCAGTTGGGCTGAGTTAAGTGAATTTAGTGATTATCATGATCCGGAGCGTATACTCATATCCAAGTTGGAGTTGAAGGAACAGCTTCAAAGAACGGTTGACGAATTATTTCCAAATAATTCGGCGTTGCGGGATGAGCTTGAAGATAGTTTTTATCGTTCGAGAGTCCCCTCAACCTCGTCTCATTACAATAATAGTCGAGGATTGGGCGGTGCGTTGGGATTCCATACCAGGAACCCGCGTATGACGGCAGCTCGTGATCGTTTAACAGTAGGTAGGATTGCACGTGGTATGAATGTTGGAAGATATCGGTACAATCCTGAACTAGGAATTAATGAAAAGAATTTAGATGTTAATGATATGCGTGTTCGTAGAACACCCGGAAAGGAGACATTTGCCTATGCTCGGATTCGATCTGAACAGGAGGCCTATGCTTATCATCAGGAATTGATGCGCTTAGCACTCGAAGAGGAACCCATTGCGGTTCCTCTTGGTTTAGCTGAGGCACTCAAGGTTCGGGTGATAACCAAAGGTCCTCCCATCAGACAGACCGTTCTTATGGGCTTACAGTCCTTTCTGCATGGTGTCCTTCGTAGACATCCTTGTTTCTCGCTTCTCGGGCAAACAATCGATGCCGTCTTTATGACGGAGCGGTTGGGTTCTCGGTTGGGTGATTCGGAGATGTTCCTCTCGGGGGACTACAAAGACGCAACTAATCAATTGTGCGCCTGGGCGAGTAATGTCGTGGCAGAGCGGATTAGTTCTAATATGGAGATGGATATCGG